TGACAATGCAGCGGAACCCAACTCATTGACAACCCCCACCCCTGAAAGACAAAAACCAACCCCTACCCCTAAGCATCCCCGAAAAAATTATGGTAACGCACCGCATCCTTTAGCCACATATGAAAGGTGTCCATCTTGTCAAAATGACCGTCAACAGTCAGATGACCACGACTGTTGTACAACCTAGGGAAAAGAATAGCTGTTCCACCGTGCTCAAAAAAGCGTTTTGTGTTGACTTCGTAATCGTCTATCAGGATTTTGCCGTAACTGGCCATGAGGTGTTTGGAGGCGCCCACAACAAACCTGCGCGAATAAGCCGGAAGATGTTTGTTGATCCAGGCAATCTTGCCCTCAACACACCCTGGCGTTGATGCTGGAGAAGTAGCTATTACTACTTTGTCACCAAAAACCTCTTCCACGATCGACAGTACGGCATCATGCTCTCTGGTCTTGGGGAGGTTGGCCCAGAAATCAAAACCCATAGGCTCCCAAAACTTCTTCTCGTTGTCGCCCTGGAAGCCTAACTTGTGGTGAAAATCCCAACAGTCCACATCCTTGTGAGTGACCGGGAGCTTGTGGAGGGAGATGGCCCCGGCGGTAAAATCCGCCAGGACCCCGTCCAGATCAAGGTAGCAGGTCAGCTTGGTCACCGATTGTCCCCGCTGCCCGTGATGGTGCCACGCTCTTTGCGACTGTTCAATTTGGCCAGATTGATCCTAGCCACTTCGTCAAGGGTCACTCCCAGATCGGTGGCAAGGTTGGCAACATACCAGAGGACAGATAGCGGTCGTGCGGGCATCCACCTGATAATTGGCAAGACTCATGGTTGCTCAACAAGCTCCTTCTGATCCGCGGCGTAGGTCGGGCCGTGGCCCAAATTGGTGAGTCTCTCCTGCCGCAAGAGGTCGTCACTTCTCATAAAGCCCCTAAACTCATAGGGGCCGGGAAACTCGCCCACAATGAGCGAATACGCGTCAAGATCGTCTGATTTGTTGGCCTTGCCAGGGACAGCCAAAAGGCGACCGCTTCTATAGCGGGTGGCCTTGACATCCACGGTGGTGCCACAGGGAAGAGTTGCGTCAAAGTCGGGGCGTTCATCCAGTTGCAAATCTGGATAAACATTGGTCATCTTGCAGAAAGCGATCTCGGCAGCGATTCCTTCCAGATCAGTTGTCTCGCAATCCTGCGGCCCCACCTTGCCGTCTTTTGTGTTTGACTTCCTGTTCTGCATGTATCTGGACTTTGCCAAAAACTTAGCCAGTCTTTGTTCGGCTTCGTTTAATGTGGTTTTAGTCCCGATCTTCAAATGGCAGTTAGTCACGACACAACTCCCGAAGATAGTACGGCTTGATTGGCGGTTTCGTCAACCCTTTCTGTTCTACCGCCACCAGACCCATACCCAGCCCAGGGTTCGCCCAGAGCGTATTTGGCAACAACCCGGTCGATGCCAAGTTGAACAATCTCGTTCCTGTAGTGCTGACAGGTCGAAAGACCGGATTCCGGATGTTCGTCATCAAAAAAAGAACAGAGGCGACTGCATTTCCAGTTGTTTGGGTCGCGGTCAAGAATGCGGCTGGGGGCATTGTCCCTTTTGATCTTTTCAAACTCACGACGGATCATCTGGAGGGTGTCGGGCAGATCGGATCGTTGCAAGCAAAGAGAATAAGGACCACCGTCCTGCACAAAAAAGATCGTCATTAAGATATCATCGTCTGGATAAAGCTCGCACAATGCATAATGATATAGACGAAGCTGAAAATCTTCGTACATATCTTCGTATTCTTTAACTTTGTCTTTTACCCAGCATCGACGCTTGCCTGTCTTCCAATCGATGTACTCAATAAGTCCAGGCCTGACCCTGGTGACAAGATCCATCGTCCCACGCAAGATCAATTGACCTTCGTAGCGACGGCCATCCGGCAACGAATATTCGTATTTGGCCCAATCGTGTGGCAGAGTGATCTCAAAATACTGCTCAGGCATGACCACATTACGATTGACCGGAGAAAACATGCCATCATTGAACAACAAGACATCCCAAGTCCATTGTTCGCATTTGTTGCGATCACCTTTGGTCCAGGGGTGGATGGTTCGCTCTGGATTCGTGTAATGATCCCATCCGGCCTGAATCGCCAATTCTGGAGTGAAAGTGGCGGTATCAAACTCTTTCTCGACTTCCGGGTCGGAAAAAGTCCGTTCTTTGTTTTGATGCGCCAGTTTCTTTCGGGCCAACAATTCCAAAGCTTTGTGGACTATATTTCCAGATTCAGCTTTTTTGCCGGATGGTTCCTTATGGCCTAAGTTGCTTGTGATAAAGAACTTATGAGGACACCACCCGTAAGATCCAACTGAGCTGGATCGCAAAAAAGTGACGATCAACGGTAGCTCCTTCTTAGGGATTTTATGGCAGCTTCAAGTTGTTCTTCACGAGACATGCCGATATTGTCTATCAACACATCAAAAGAATAGTCGTCTAAAGCATTTTCGCTAGTGTGATTGTCACCTTTTTCGCCTCGGGTTAAACCTATGACGATACCTCCATCTTCTTTAATGGCTTGACATTCATTTGGAAAACGGAGATCGGCAACGACATAAATCCCTTTGGATTCGGACTTTTCGTCATATTGTGCGATTGCGTTCAATGTGGCATCGATATGAACTTTTGAGTACATCTTGCGACAGATTTCAGTTCCGAAATATTGCAACACCTCCCGCACCGTCATGAACCCAGATGGTTTGGGATTTGGCATCAGCGGATAAGTAGGCATATCCTCCCATTTCATGTGGGTGGGTTGTTCCTTGTCCTGCTGGGTGCCGTAGACCAAGTCGGCCTGGAGGCCAAGCAACTTGATGCACACTTCCTTGAGCGTGTCGGCCATATGAAAGACCTTCCCGCCGCCGAAGTAGCTGTTAATGCGGTAGGAACTTCTCACCAAATCCATGGCCAGCGTGTCTTTCCCGGCACCTTTGCGCCCAGCGATTCCTATCAGCATCACTTGAGTCTCCCTAAAATCTCTTTCACTTCGTCAACAGACAGATCGGCAGGGTCGCGACCCTTGCCAGCCCGGGCAGAAATCACACGAAAAGATCGGGAAAGCTGACCGACAATTTTCTGTGAAGCAGTCTGGCCAGCCTCATCGTCATCCAGGAAGACAATCACCCGACTTGCGCCAGAAGACTCCAGAAGGACTTGCTGGGCGTCGCTCAGGGCGACACCAAACAGTGCTACTGCATTGTGATAACCGGCTTCCCAAAGGCGCCAAACATCACAGGGGCCTTCGGTCAGGATGATGGTGCCGTTGCGGCGGGCGTCCCGAAAGGCGGTGAACTGGTTGTAAAGAACGCGTGAGCGGGAAAATCCCTCGGAATGACGCCATTTTGGCTGGATGTCCCCGATAGCCCTGGCAGAAAAGCCGACAGCCATGCGACCCGTGTAGTCATAGACGGGAACGACAGCCCGGCCAGCGAAAGGCCCCTGTCTCGTGTCGCCGATGTCAAAATGGTTCAAGACCTCCTGGCCAAATCCGCGCCCCTGGAAAAACTTGCTGGGGATTTCCATTCTGGATCGAACCAGATCGCGCCCCCATTTGCCGACCGGCCCGCTTTCAACCTGCATGATGCGGGTGGCCGTGACAAATTCCCGCTGGCTTTTGTCCACCTGAGGAATGTCAGCACCTGGAGTGATCGCCAACAGGGCAGACAAGAACTTCTCGGTCTCGACAACCGTGGCTACCTTGTCACCCTCGGTCACCCATCCGTAACGCTGGCGGGAAAGCGCGCCCCGGACGAACCCGAAAGTGTCGTCCCGGAAAACCTTTTCACACCCGCGGGTGAAGCATTGCCAATAGCCCATTGAGGCGTTGTAGTAGACACGACAGCCGGTCGGATTGTCGCCACCATGCACGGGACAGGATGTGAAGAAAGAGTTTTCGGCGGGCTTGTACTCAAGACCAAGGGCGTCAAGGACAGTCTCCATCTTCTGTGTGGCTGCGGCGGCTATTTTCCGTAGTCGCTCAAAATTCTGCGGACTCTTGGGGGGGATTGTCGAAGCCTGACCGCGTGGGCCTGCTCCGGAGTAGTCCGTTCCGCGTCGGTCCTTCCTTGAGTCTGCCATATTCGTACTGCCCCTGAATGTTGATGTAATCCCCGCCATCCAACCCCTTCCCGTGCCTTGAAACGACCGGAATCAGTTTCAGGTTGTACCTGACACCGTCCGGACCAACCCCCTCCTCGGCCATCTCCTCCTGCGATTTCCACTTGTAAATGCTGAAATTGGAGCAGAGCCAGATGATCCGGTCGGAACCGCTGGCCGTGCTGGTATCTTCAGCATTGATCCCGTCCCGGTTCAGCTGGACGAAAGCCAAGACGGGCACCTGATAACGCACTGCAAAATTGTGCAGGTTGGTCATCAGGAAACCGAGCGCCTGAAACTCCGAGATGTTTTTGGTGATGCTGCGATCGTCCATCAACTTGATGTAGTCAAACACGATGAGTGCCGGCTTGGTCTGGCCGGATTCATCAAACCCGACATGCCGATACAGCCACCGACGCATCGACCCGACCGTCTCCTCAAACGGCTGACCGGCGATGGAGGCGTAATGGTAGGGGATATTCTTGAGCTTCTCCTTGGCCTCGTAGACCGCCTTGGACTTCACCTCGTCGGCGCCGAACTTCCCGCTCTTCACATCATCCACAGTGACATTGGCCATGTTCGCCAACATGCGATGCCAATGCTCCTTGGCCGACATCTCCGTATCCAGATTGAGCACGGGTATGTTTAGCTTGGAAGCCACATGCAGGGCGATGTTGTCTGCCAATTGGGTCTTGCCAGTCTTGGGGCGGGCACCGATCACATTGACTGTCCCGCGCTGAAATCCCCCGCCAATGGCTGCGTCATACTGAGGAAGACCCGAGCTGATTCCCATGACCTCTGACGGATTCGCCGCCAGATAGTCGATGTACTCGTCCAGATCCTTGGAGATGTGCGCCAGGCTTTCCGACTGGTTGCCCAGATTGCCGACGAAATTGAAGACGGCCTCTTCGCCGATGCCCAGAATTTCCCCGAGCGTCTCGTCCCCGGAAATATTCGCCAGCTTCTGGGCTGACTCCTTCATCACTTCCGAGAACTCGTTGGCCTTGTGCAATTTCACCAGGCGTGCAGCCAACCGGCGTAAATTGGATGGTTCAACCGGAGTGACCGCCAAAGCCCGCAGGTACTTCTGCTCTTCCTGGGATTTGAATGTGTCCGCAAATCCCAAAGTGCCAGCCGCCGACACGATGGAGGGGATGTCGGCCTTGGAGTTTGGCTCTGCCAGAACCTTCTCTAGGCAACGGTAATAGACGGCATTGGTGCCGCAACTGAAACAGTCTGCCGAAAGGACATCGGAGACATCCACCCAGGCCTCGTGGCCCCCCTTGAGAAGAGCCGCCAGAACGGCCCTCTCCGCTGCCGGATCCTGATTCATGACCTTCCCCTCTTCAGACAGCCAGCGCAAACCACCCCGGAATCGATCTCGCGTCGCAGCGCCGCCTGGACGGCAGCAACCTGATGTGTCCTGTTGCACTTGGGACAGACCACATCAACCATCCTCTGGTTTTGCGACGGGGGTCTGCGGGCTGCCGGACGCATCTTCCGGTTCAGCTTCTTGTCGGTGGCTATGTGGCTCTTTTCAAGAGACAAGTCGTCCTTGAACTGATTGGTCGAAACAGACTTGACGGGTTCCGGTGCCTTTTTGGCTTTCGGTGTCTTTTTTGGTTTGGCGACAGACTCCGGAGGAGGCGCCTCCTTGCCCGCCATCTGACTGGCTACTTCAGCAACGGTCGCCCAATCCTCGGACGCCATCGCCAAAGCCATCTTTTTCAGCAAATCCTTGTCGCTCATTGTTGTCTCCTTTTGGTCGCAGCCAAAGACGCAAACATGTCAGCCACCTTTTCCAGACGCAGGGAAAGGTAATCGATCCTCTCCAGCCGGCAGGACAGGGAAACCTCCTGCCTTTTGGTGTTGCTGGCGAAATCGTCCTCCTGGATTGCCAAGGCCTTCCTCTCGTCGGGCGAGTTGTACCGGTAGTTCGCAGTCCTGCTGGCAATACACTTGAGGATGGCCTCGTTGCAATACCGGATTTTTGCCCGTAGCTTGTTGCAAGCCTTGGCCACATGGAAGGCCAGGCTCGTCAACATGACGGCGGCCTCGTTGCATTCCTCGGCGGACATGGCATTCAATTCATGCTGTGACATGTTGATGTAGCGCATCGCCCCCTTGTCTTCCGCCGGCAGGATCATCTTCTCGTAACTATCCAACATCTCATCGACCGATTGTGACGATGACTTTACTGCCTCAGCCTCTTCTCCCATTGCTCGTCCTCCTCGTTGTAAGGCAACTCAATCACCTGAATGCCGTTCAGATGGCACCAGTCCAACTTCTTCTGATCTCTGGCCTTGGATTCCAGAAAACCCATGAGTGTACCGTGAAAATGAGCAACAAAACGATAGTGCTGCTCACCGTGCGCCTCAACCACCAGATTGCGGAGGGGTAGATAAAAATCCACCCGCAGGCCGTTGGAACCCGGCAGGCCGACCTCCTCCATGATCCTGTCAACCGGATAGATTCTGCGCAGGATTGTCCTGACGCGACCATGCAGGCCGGAACGAAGGGGGGCCAGCTCGGCCCCCGAATGCGATCTGCCGGTGAAAGACCAAGTGTAGGTCCTCCCGTCTAAGCCCTTGACTTTCATGACGGGTGCAGCATGGTATTGATTTCTGACTCAAGGGCCGCAATCCAGGAGGGGTTGTCCTGAAGCAGCTTGTACAGCTTCTCGCCGCCCTGGGTCTTGACCCGTTTAATGGCGTCATCGTTCCACTTGTCGACGCCCATCAGGTCAAGGTGGCGTTCCATGTAGTCCAGGCTCATCCACGCCCCGGCCTTGCCGATCAGCCCAAGTTGTGCGCCCAGGTTGATCGCCTCGTAGACATGGTCAATGCCGATGCCGTAGCGGATGTAGCTGTCGACCTCCATCTGGGGCGGGCCGAGAGCACACGATTCGATCAGCCAATGAACCTGTTGGCCGATCTGTTTTTCGTTGCCGCCCGAACCCACCTTCCAGGCGCGGTCAAACTTGACCCGCATCTGCACATCAGCCTGGTATTGCAGGGTGCGACTTCCCTTCTCGACAAAGCCGCCATACATGCCCTGGGACTGCGTCAAATGCAGGATCGCCCAGACAAAACAGTTGCGCACGGGCACGACATTCGATGCCTGGCGACAGAATCCGGCAAAAATCTTGTTGCCAGCACCGCGATTCTCGTAGCCAACGCCCTCGTCCATCTCCTTCTCGTCACACAAAGCCGAGACCGAATCGATGATGACCAGACAACCCGGGTCGGTATTGATGGCCTTCATCGCCAGGGTCAAATAATCCTTGGCGGTCAGGATGCGTTCGGGCGTCGACCGGAAGATGGTGAACTTGTCCAGATTCAGCCCGGCAGTTCCCTTGAGGTTCATCTCCTTGAGACGCCCCTCGATATTTAAGTAGTAAACATGCCGACCACCGTACTCCGGCTTCTGGCATTGCGCAGCAAACGACAACGCCGTGGAAGTGTTGTGGGTGACGATAAAATTGTCGGTCAGGTACAGGCCATCCTCGCGGAAAACCTTGATGCAGACAGACTGTTCATCCCGCACATAATCCACCGCCACAATCCTGCGGGTCATGGCCGTTTTGACACGCTTCTGACAGCGGGCCTTCTTGCGGGGAAGGCGAAAGATGGACGACATGTCCGACATGCGGATATGGCAACGGTAGAAACGGAAGAGCTTGCCGTTGAAGATGCGACGACAGGCTCTGACAGAACAGAGACCGCCCAAAGATTGCACAAGCCACTTGACTTGATCGGCCAATCGCTGCGAGACAGTGGTGAATTCGGCACTCCCGCACTTGCCGACCGTGCCGTCGGTATCCATCAATCCCTGCAAGACAGCCTGGCGAACCTCGACCGAATTGTAGAGATAGCAGTCCGGCACATGTTTGGTGTGCGAATTCCTGCCGATCAATCCCAGACGCTTGAGGGCGGTCTTGAGCTGCTTGGCCCCGGTCAGCCAATAGCTGTAAGTATTCGACTTAGACGCCGAAATATCGCAGTCGCCATGGTCGGCCACAGCAACAGCCAACTCCTTGTCGGCGGCGTAAAAGCTCAGCTGTTTCTCGGTCATGGAGCCATTGCCCAACATCAGGCCGACAACATACGGATGGACCGGAACCGGCCGGGGACGGAAAAACACAGGCGCAGTCAGGCGGACATGCCACTTGGGGCGTTGTCCCCACCGGTTGTTTTTCTCCTTGTAGTAAAGATCGTTCTTGAGATCTTTCAACGCAACAACTTCGGGTAACTTGCGGGCTTTTGCGGACACTTCCCAGAGATGCTCCAAACCACATTCAGCCGTGTCCCCATTGTCGAAGGTGACCCGGTAAACCGGCTTGACCCCCTGAGGAAAGACGCCAACCACGGCACAGACTGACCCATCGGGATGACAAACAGCATCGCCCACGACTAGGTCGCCGATCTTGCGGGGGCCGTTGGGAGTGTAAACGGTGGCCGAAACCGGTTGCTCCTTGCCCGTTTTGGGCTGGCCCGAACAGGTAATCCAGGAACCTTCTGGTATGCCTCCGTGCAAACCGACATTCAAAGCCGGGCCGACAGGCACCACCATCTTCTTTTGGCTCTCTTCCTCCAGCATGTCTCTGGCGGAAACAGCAACACCCTCGCCGTACTGCTTGACCAGTTCCTTTTGCAGTTGTGTGTCGTGGCTTTCCTGCTTGCTCTTACTCACGCTCAAAATCCTCCAATTTGCTGCGCAAAGAACGACGGGGAATGAAGGCCGGCCTTGGCGCTTGATCGTCAACGACAGGGTCGGGCGGTGGCGGTGGTGGTGCGGCAGCCAGACTGGCTATCTCCGCGTCATACTTCTCCTGCTCTCTCGCCAAGACATCCTTGAAAAAGGGTGCCCCGAACGAAAAAACCTTCTTGCCCTCGGGCGACCGTATCGCCCTTGAGATGACAGAGGGGTGGTGTTTTTCCAAAAGCTTGAGCGCCAAACGCAGCTGAAGGAGAAAAATCTTCTTCCAGCGAGGCAACTCCCAGAACTTGGCTGGCAAAGAAGTCTTTTCCTTGGCAGCCTGGCGTTCGCACATCACCTCGGCCAGGATTTGTTGCGGGGCAACCCATCCGCCGCCGTAGCGACTTTCATACCGGCTGTGTTCAGTAGCTTTCTTGGCCATTCCCCAACCCCTCAGGTGAGAGAATAGGGGTGAGACTAGGACGTTATCAAGGACCTACCTACAGTTTCTTGATCGTGACGATTCCGACGATCAGAATTTACAACCAAAAGCTCAGGCACTACCACGGTAAAGGTTTGTACAGTTTGCCCATCTTCTTCAAGATGCCCAAGCACAAA